GGTTTTTTCAAGCAGTCTTAACCAAGACCAGCGACAACACTGTTCAGGAGTACAGCCGAGGCCAGATTGAGGTTCGCCCATCTTTGTCCTACACGGGGACACCTGGAGCTTTTGACGGCAGAACGCAGGCTCAGAAGGATCTTGACGCGGTAAAAGCAGCTATTAGGTCCATTGTTTCTGGCGGCGCTGTTTCTGAGTACAGGATTGGGAGTCGTAATTTAAAGCGATATGACCTTTCGGAATTGCTTGAACTTGAGTCAAGATTGAAGTCTATTGTGGCAAAGGAAAATAAAGCCAAACTGATCGCCTCTGGTCTTGGCGATCCACACAATCTCTACGTTCGGTTTAACGGAAGCTGATGGGACTTCGTACACGATTTCTAAGAACACTCGGATTGCAACGAGTCCCTCGCGAGCAACCTCGCCGTCGTCGCAGTTATGCGGGTGCAATTGTCTCTCGCCTTACTAGCGATTGGATGAGCACTAGAGCTAGTGCTGATGCCGAGATCCGTAACAGCTTGAGCAAGCTGCGCGACCGTTCGCGTGAAATGGTACGGAATAATCCGTATGCAAAGCAGGCGAAGCGCACGACTCAGGTCAATGTCGTTGGCAGTGGGATCAAGCTTCAGTCTCAGGTCCAGCAGGTTCGTGGTCGGAAGCCTAGTGAAGCGATAAATCGCCTCATTGAAGAGAAGTGGAATTTATGGACTCGTGCGCAGCATTGCGACGTTGCTGGTCGGCATAGCTTCCACATGATGGAATGGCTAGCCACAGGAGCTTTGCCTGAGTCAGGAGAGGCGTTATTCCGTATTATTCGCCGTTCTTTTGGTGGTAGCAGGGTGCCATTGGCACTTGAGATGATCGAGTCGGATGTGCTTGATGAGGAGTACCAAGGCCCAACACTTGCAAAACTGAACGAGTGGAGGATGGGCGTTGAGATTGACCAGTGGGGGCGTCCTGTCCGTTATGCGTTCTTAACTCGTCATCCAGGGGACTATTGGTTCCAAAATTCGCCTCAAAAAGGCGATAAGCACGTCTTTTTGCCTGCTGAAGACGTAATTCATCTGTTTATTCCAGAGCGTCCGCAACAGCATCGCGGAGTGCCTTGGTTCCATTCTGTTATGGCTGATGCACATCAGCTGCAGGGTTACGAAGAAGCCGCCGTGATTCGCGCTCGCGCTGGCGCCTCTGTCATGGGTTTTGTGACAAGTCCAGAAGGGGAACTTGATGGCGATGATGTTGAGGCTGATCGCAGGATCAGTGAATTTGAGCCTGGCATGTGGAAGTATTTGGAGCCTGGCCAGAACGTAAGCGTGCCGAATATCAGCTCGCCTGATCAGCAGTACGAGATGTTCGTAAAGAATAAGGTTCGGCGTTTTGCGTCAGGTTTTGGTTGTTCTTACGAGACGCTGAGTCGTGATTTCAGCGAGACCAATTACAGCAGCAGTAGACTGAGTTTGCTTGAAGATCGCGAGCATTGGAAGGTTATTCAGTCTTATTTGATTGAAAACTTCCATAATCGTGTGTTTCGCGAATGGCTTGACCTTGCTGTATTAGCTGGTGAACTGCCTTTTGACGATTACGACGCACGGCCTGAGCGTTACGACACTCCACGATGGATGGCACGCGGATGGGATTGGGTTGATCCATTGAAGGAAGCAAAGGCTTACCGCCAGATGGAGCAGGCTGGTTACATGACCAAAGCTCAGATCGTCGCGAAGCTTGGCGGGGATTTCTTTGATAACCTCACTGAGTTCTCTAGAGAGCAACAAGCAGCCTCAGAGCTTAATGTTGAGCTTGATCGTGACATTATCGATGAACTCCCAGAGGAGGTTGAGTAATGCCTGCTATGCCAACTGAAGGTATGCGCGAAGAAGCGCAGCGTTATAGAGACTGGAAAGAGGATGGCCGCGATGGTGGTACTGAAGTAGCCGCTCGTCGCGCCACTCAGATCCTTAGTGGCAATGAGCTCAGTGATGGCACAATCGTCGAGATGAGTGCTTGGTTTGCTCGCCACGAAGTAGACAAAAAGGCTGAGGGTTTCAGTCCTGGTGAGGAGGGCTACCCTTCTCCAGGCCGTGTCGCCTGGGCTGCCTGGGGCGGAGACGCTGGTAAGGCTTTTTCTGATCGCACTGTTGAATCTATGGACCGCTCAATTGATGAAGAAACCAGAGCCGAACCTGACGAATTAAAAGTCGGGGATTTCGTGCGTTGGAACACTCCTGGCGGGAACGCGCAGGGCAAGATCACAAAAATCATTCGCGATGGGCAATTAGATGTTCCCGGAGCCGAAGTTGTGATTAATGGCGAGGAGGACAATCCTGCAGCGTTAATTCAAATTTACCGCGAAGGCGATGAAGGCTGGCGAGAGACTGATGTTTATGCAGGGCATAGATTCAGTACACTGAAAAAGATCGCAGCCTTACGCGCAATGGAACTTACTTCGGAGGTGCCTGATGTCGTCGCAGAAGAGAGTTCTAAAAAAGAATTGTCTCGCGATCTTGAAGGTACAAAATTCAAGCGTGTTGAAGCTACAAGTTTCAACATGGTTGATGAAAGGAGCATGGAATTTCCATTCAGCTCTGAATATCCCGTGGCTCGTTACTTTGGAAACGAAATTCTGAGCCATGGCATGGAGTCAGCGAACCTTTCGCGGCTCAATGATGGCGCACCGCTTCTTTATAACCATGATCCAGATCGCATGATCGGCGTTGTCGAACGTGCTTGGGTTGATGGCGAGAAGAAACGCGGGTATGCCAAGGTGCGCTTTTCGCGCAATAAATTTGCGCAAGAAGTGCTCCAAGACGTTCGCGATGGAATACTTCGCGGCGTTTCTTTCGGCTACTCCATTGATAAAATGGAGGAGCGCGAAGATGGCCTCGTGGCTACCAATTGGTCGCCTTACGAGGTTTCGTTAGCTGTTATCCCAGCTGACCCCACCGTGGGAGTTGGACGTTCTCTTGAGATCGACGATTCTGACGTAAGCGTTGGAGTTGATCGTTCTTTAGAGAACATTGACTCCGACATTGAAACTGCGGCTTCGACCGCATCTCCCGTAAACACAGTGACTGAGGAAGTCATGGAAAGCACCACAACTGATGTGGAGGTGATCCGGTCTGAGGCCGTAGAGGCCGAACGTAACCGGATTGCGTCTATCAACAAACTCGGTGAGCGTCACAACCTCTCCGACCTCGCACGCGAATTGATCACAGGCGGCCAGTCTGTCGATGAGGCTCGCGCTGCTGTCCTCGAAAAAATCGGAACCCAACCCGTGGAACACAGCATCACCGCCAATGACATCGGCCTCTCCGAAAAGGAGACCCGTAGCTTCAGCTTCGTCAAAGCTCTGAACTATCTCTCTAATCAAGGTGATGCTCAGGCTCGTCGCGATGCAGCATTTGAGATTGAAGTTGGCGAGGCTGCTGCCAAGCAGTACGAGCGTTCTTCAAACGGCATCGTTATCCCTAACGAAGTCCTTCGTCGCGACTTGGTTGTAGGTACACCTACAGCTGGTGGTGACTTGGTTGACGATGTGCTTCTGGCTGGAAGCTTTATTGATCTGCTCCGCAACCGCCTGTCAATTGCTCAGGCTGGCGCAACGATGCTGACCGGGCTGCAGGGCAATGTGTCAATTCCGCGATTGACCTCCAGTGCGACGGCGTACTGGGTCGGCGAGAACGCTGCTCCTAGCGAGTCACAGCAGGCCATCGATCAGGTCAACATGACACCCAAGACCGTGGGTGCATTTGTTGACTATTCAAGGCGTCTTCTGCTTCAAAGCAGCGTCGACGTTGAAGGCATGGTCCGCAACGACCTTGCTCGCGTGATCGCACTGGAAATTGACCGCGCTGCTATCTACGGCACCGGCTCTTCCAACCAGCCCCAAGGTTTGACCAATGTCTCCGGCATTGGCTCTCAAACATTGACTGGCGTCGGCACCTTTGAGGAGCTGATCGGCATGGAGACCGATGTTGCAGCAGCTAACGCTGACGCAGGCGCAATGCGCTACATCGTGAACGCTACTACTCGCGGCGGACTGAAGTTTGCCAAGAAAGACAGCGGCAGCGGTGAGTTTGTCTTCGCAGACAACGAGATCAACGGTTACCCCGTAATCGTCTCCAACCAGCTTGCTTCTAACGATGCACTGTTTGGCGACTTCTCACAGTTTGTGATGGGTATGTGGTCTGGACTGGATCTCACTGTTGATCCTTATGCAGGTGCCACTGCTGGCACTGTTCGCGTCATTGCTCTGCAAGATGTGGACTTCGGCGTCAAGCAGCCTTCTGCATTCTGCCTTGGTACTTGATACCCATGAAGCTAGAGATCACACGTAGCGTGATGATCAACGGGGAGTCTGTGAAAGCAGGCTCCTTTCTTGAAGTTGATCAGCGTCTTGCGGCACTACTAATCGAGAGCGACAAAGCAAAGCTCGCTCCAGAGCCAAAGCCTGTCGTTGAGGCTGCTCCATCTTGCCCACCCAAAGCGCCGTCTTGTCCACCTAAGCCTCCTGCACGGCGTGGTCGCACCAAACAACCCCCTGGAGAAGACCAATGACCATTCTTTCTGTTGGCTTAGAAAAGCTTTCGCATTTTGCGTTAGCACCAACAGCTTCACGAACTTCTGCTCTTGACGGAACAGCTGTCGATCTAAATGACTACGAAGGCGACATTTGCGTAATTCTCGATGTCGAGAACGGCGGAACATCGACTTTAGATGTCAAGATTCAGTCATCTGACACGTCTGGTGGAACTTACTCTGACGTTACCGATGCTGCCTTTACTCAGGTGAGCACCAGTGCAAGCAAGCAGACTCTTGTTTTTGCAAAAGGAGGCGCAAAGCGTTACATCAAGGCTGTTTCTACAGTATCTACTTCAACCCACACCTACAGCGTTAACGCTTTTGGTGCTCTGAAGTACGCCTGATCACCGTATGCGCCTAGCCTTAGTTAGGCGCTTTTTCTCATGGCATTTACAGAAGACCTAAGCGTATTTTTGGCCATTGATGACTTTGGTGTCGTTGTAAAATCTGGCGCTATTGAGGGCGTTGGAATTTTAGACATGCCTAGCGAAATTATTGCCGATGGCGTTGTACTAACAACTGATTTTAAATTGACCTGTTTGACCTCGCAGTTTGGAAACCTTTTGCATAGCGACAAGGTAACTGTTGATGATGTCAAATACACTGTTAGAAGCGCCAACCTGATGGACGATGGCAAGTTTGTCGAGTTAATGTTGATGAAAGACTAATGGCTACCAGACGCGAGCAAATTTTGGCTCAGATCGCGACGACACTTGCGAGTACCGCTGGTGTTGACGGCAGGGTCTACCGATCAAGGGTTACAGCGTTGGCTAGGGCTGAGTCGCCTGCAGTTATTGTTGAGCCAACGACTGATACTTGCCAGCAGAACACAAGCCTGCCAAAGCTTGATTGGACAATGCGGGTCAGGGTGACGGTAACTATTCGATCCTCTAACGCCTATACGGACGCTGACCCGGTAATTGAATCAATGCACTCTCTGCTTATGGCAGATTTAACGTTAGGCGGGCTATCTATCGACATTCAGCCTGTTATTACTAATTTTGATTTTTTTGATGCGGATCAACCTGCGGGTGTTTTTT